ATCCCAACATATACATATTCAATGCTAATGGATTTGCCTGATATGTTGGATCTCCTTCATTTTGTTCATTCCCAGCCACTTGTTCATCTTGTAACATAAATACTTTTGCTATATTACCATATTTTGGTGGTAAAGAATAAACACGAGTTATAAAATCATCTTTAGTTACTGCCCTTCCTTGTGCCTGAAAATATGCTGTTGCATTTATTCTAACATTCTCAAGTGTTTCTGCTCCACCACCTCCTGTTGCTGGGTTTACATTAATAGCCGCTACAGAATTTAATGATTGTAATCTTAAATTGTCATTTAATGAAACTGAGGTATCCGTTTCTGCAGTTTGTTTTGTAATATTTATAATCTGATTGGATGCTACATTGTCATCAATACCACCACCATATGAATACTTTATCGTAAGAGTGGTATTGGTTGGACATTGACCGTAAGTGTCGGTATTTAAAAAGTTTGCAGGATCAAATGCAGTATCAAGAAAACTTGGTGTACCTGGTAAACTTGAACCAACATTACTTGGATTTGGAATAATTTCTTCATCACTTTCTGCTGCAACTCCTGAACCAAATCTCATTTCGGTTTTACCATCTGTTCTAATATAAGTTAAATCTTTTAGATGTCTTAATAAGTTTTAACAAGAATGGTGCAAAATTTCTACCATCTACTAAATCAGGTGAATTTTTTTCGTTATTTTGAAAATCACCATAAACCGTATCTTGTGCTAAAAACGGAACTTCATAATATTTGTTATTATCACTATCTGTTACGGACATTATTTCTAATACAGGATAATTTGCTAAAGCAATTCTTTTATACTTTTCAGCTGCACCAAACGAAATAGTTTCTGTGGTTACATTTCCACTAACTGCCTTTACCGATTTTTTTAACAACCACTTTGATACATTTTGGTCATCATCAATTTCTGCTATACTATCTTCTCTTGGACTCATTGAACTTGAATCTGAAAAAATTACATCATCAATAGTTCTAAATACAGTTCCATTTGTTGATGTTACTTCCATACCTGACATTACATTAAGACAATAATTTTCATCAGGTAAGGAATTTGGTGCAGGTGTTGCAGGTACGGTTTGGTAAACATCCAATACCACACTGGCAGGTGATGATAATCTTGGTTTATATCCGTATCCTTGTGCTATTTCATATATGGTTTTCTTTTCTTCTGCAAAAGATAATAAACTTTCTTTGAATTGTTCATCCATATAATAAGATAAAGTATCTCCTACATAAGATGCCATTTCAATAAACATCATACCTGGATCTGATTCGTTGAAATCGTTATAGGTATTTGGAAAATATGTTTTAGCAAATTCTATAAGACCATCTCTAAAAGCAGAAAAATCTTTGTTTAAATATTTTACATCTTTACTGACACTCTTTTTAGCCATCTAAATTCTCCTATTGTTTTACGGCTGATTCAAACTGGTCAAAACTTATAGAAACTGATTCAAATCTATTTGGTTCAAATGATAACCCAAAATCTATATCAATATTTATTCTATTAAGGTTATAATCTGGTTTTGTTATATCTATTTTTTTAATGTTTATATATGGTAACCAAGTAGATAAGGAAGTTCGAATAGCATCATCCAATTCATCATTAAAGGTTTCAGTCATCGGTTCAAATAATTTAGTATGTAAATCTGAACCAAATCCTGGCTGTCCAAGTCTTTCACCAGGTATTGTTTTCATTAAATTTATTATATTATATTTTGCCTGTTCAAATGTGGTTTTGGTTTGTTTGAAGTGGCCCGTATCGGAATATCCTAAAGGCAACTCAAGTCCTATAAAGACATCTGGATTTAAATCTTTTTCTCTTGCTCCCATTATGTTACTCTCCTAACCTCTACTATTAAACCATTCTTGACAACTAATATTGCCCTTCTATATGAATTTGGTACTATATTACCATTATCATCTAAATCAACATCACTTACTTGAAATTCATCTGATATACCTTCAAATTCAGATTTATCTTCAACTGTTCTATATCCTTCCGCGTTCATGTGACCATTAAATTTAATCTCATCGTTACTAAAGTTAAGATTTAATTTATCAAAAATTTTCTTAAATATTATAAGTTGTTTTCCAAAATCTAAATTGAATTTAGATACCGTTCTAAATCTTTTTAATAATTTTGATAATGAATTCTTTTTAGTTTTAGGATCTGACTGAACTTGTTTTACATTAAGAGTAGCCGTTATCTTAGTTCCTTTTCCTTCCTTAACTCTTTTTGGTGTTAAGAATAAATTACCAGGTGCTCTATTTTCTAAAAAAGATTTATTGTCAAGTCTATCAATATCATCTTCACCAGTCAAATAAGAATGTATTGCATCAGCTTCTTCTTTCGCTAATTTTGCATTTTCTTTTCTTATTCTCCTTTTAGTTTCAGTATCTTGTTCTTTAAAAATTCTATCATTTTTAATTTTTTCAAGTTTATACCTTAAAAACTCTTTATCTAATGCCATCTAATTACCTCTATGGTCTATATCCACCATTTTTCTTTTGGTCAATGGCTTTCATTACTTTAGAATAATCCTTTGTTAATGCATTTTGAACATGGTCAGGAACTTGGTCAACATCAACACCAGCCTTTTTAATAGTATCAACTGCTGCTACTTTTCTTTTCGTTTCCTTATCACCACCTAAATTTCCATATCCTAACATCTCACTCATTTTTGAAGTATCATATATTCCACCACCCATCGTTGGATAATCAGAATCTCCTTGTGGAATTCCACCAGCAGTTTCATTCAGAACTTTATTTAGTTCTTGATTGTCTGTATAATGTACTTCC